CTACTTTAAAATAATCTCAATATTCACATTTTTAGAGTGTGTAACAGCACCATGTCTAGGAGCACTAGAATCTCTTTCATGTTTTTCATAATAGATTACTTTGATAAACTTTTTAAGAAATGTATTCTTTGATTTTGCAGAAATATTAGGATTTTGTAACATATCTATTGCCTCATTCAGAGTAGCATATTTTTCTTTCCACTCGTTCCTATTTGGCATAGTACTTCCTATTTTATTTATAGATGTTTCAATACCTTTTTTCTCAATTTCTAATTTATTAATCCTTTCAATGAATTTTTCTTTTGTATATGTTCCGTCTTCCAAAAATTCGTAAATTCTTTCTTTTTTCTGATCTATTTTATCAAGGCTTTTCTTTAAGTCTGATATCATGTTTTTTTTAGTTTGTATTTGTTCCTCATCGGTTTTGTTAAGCTTAATTTTAAAATCTTCTAAATTGCTTTTTAATGCTTCAATAATAGCATTATCAACTACAGTAGCATTTGTTGACATATTTCTACAATGTCTAATACCACTGCAATCATAACGAGGAACATTTCTGCCTTTTTCTCCTTGATATCTCATCATACGTCCACAAAGTTTGCATCTTAATAGTCCGGCATAAGGACTTTTAAGTTCCTTACTCATATTCACTTTTACAGATTTTGATACCATTAACTTTTTAACAGAATCAAACATTTCTTTTGATATGATAGGTTCGTGTGTATCGTGAACAATAAGTGGTTTTTCTTGACGAACACGTACTTTTTTTAATTTTCCATCAACAATACGCTTTTCAACTTTATGTCTATTCCATACAGTACAACCAATATATACCTCATTTGAAAGTATTCGCTTAATAGTTCGTTCATGCCAGTATTTAGCCATAAATGGTTTAACACCCAAATCATCTAACATTAATCCGATTGCATGAGCGGAGTAACCTTCTAATATCTTCTCATAAATGAATTTTACATAAGGTGCTGTTTCAGGATCAGGAACAAGATACTGCCTTCTTTTGCCTTCTTTTACTTTTTTATATCCAAAAGGAGTACGAGTAGGGAGATAATTGCCTTCTAATACAGATTGTAATGTGCCACGCTGCATAATTGTTTTCATGTAGTCTAAATAGTCTGATCCTGCCATCAGTTCAGACTTTACCGATTTATAATCATACTCATTAGATAAATCAAAAGTCTTTTTTGGTGTGACGATTAGAGTATTAGTATATTTAAAGTTCTGTAGAATGGTTCCACAGTCAATCAAGTCACCACGAGATAAACGTTGACAGTCTACTACTAATACACCTTTTATAGTATTTGATTGCATGAGTTCAAATAAACGTTTTATTTCAGGTCTGTCTTCAATCGTTTCTCCTGATACTACTTCTCGATATATACATTCTTCCGGTATCTTTTGATCTAGCATGGCCGATGCATAGTTCTGTAGAATTCGTTCATGTTTAGCCAAGACCTGTTCCACTGTTTCATTTGGATCATCAGAACGTGACTTTCTAAGATACATTAAATATTTATCCATAAGTACCCATCCTTTCTATTTTATGGTAAAATGGGTACAGAAAAAGAGTGCGAAACTTTTTCTGTATCGGTGTATTGCGAGTACACCATATCCGACACTTTGCGAGGGTGTCGGTTTTTTATTATTCTAAAGAAATATAACAACGTTTTAGAGTTAAATACTGTCCATCTTTTACAGTAATATACATATTGTTTTCAAATACATTATTTAGAATTCTAGAATTTCCTGTTGAATCAGAAGATAAATCAAGATAAGCTGATTCTCCTTTTTCTGCTATTACGTTATATTCGCCTGCCGGAATATCTACACCAACTTTATACATTCCTTCTCCCCAATATGTTCTTGGTTGTTGTGTTGGTTGAGAACTTTGTTCTTCTTCTGAAATTTCTTCTTCGTTTTCTTCTGTTATAGATGTACAGTAAGCTCCGTAAGTTGTTGAATAATCTGTTGATGCTAAATAATCTTCATTGTTTTCAAATTCAGAAGGCCGTATCCAAATCGAAAAGTTACAATATTCTCCGGTTTCTATGTAATCAACAGACATCATATAATGATCTTGAACCGCAGAACCATACGCTTCTGTTTGATCTATTCTTGTGCAGTTATCATACATATTAAATGCATTGTCAGATAAAGTATCATGGTCGAACTCGTCATCAGACATACCAATTATGGTTCCAGCAACATTTGCAACACGCTCACCTATAACGGTGTCTGCTTCGCCAAATCCATGAACACGTATATATTCAACAACATTATTATCATCAAAAAAAGCTTCAACTACTGTGGTATCATCAACACGCAATTCGCTATATTCATCTGTAGCTACACTAGAAAAGCTTTTTTCACTATATCCATCTATAAGCTCTGATAGGTAAGCATTTAATAAAGTTTCAAACTCGTCTAAAGTTACACTAAAATTTGTATAGTCATCATTCACTTTAAAACTTATCTTTTCATCATTGTTTGAAGTAGAACAACCAACAAATAGAATTAAAGTTAAAAGATAGGCTATAATTTTCTTCATAATCTATCTCCTAATATTTCTTAAAAGTTGCTATCAACTTTCCTATAATTCTAAAGCACTGTGATTCATCGGCTAAATCTATCTCGATTGGTTCATATTTATCATTTGCACTTTCTAATATAATTAGACCATTATTTAATTGTCTATATATTTTGCATACATATTCATCACCAATGCAAAAAGAACCGATATCACCATTTGAAAGAACATTTGTCTTTTCAAAAACCAATACATCACCATCATTGATTGATTTACCAATCATGGAATCTCCACTAGCTACATTTGCGAAATATTCACGACCTTTCTTTATATATCTATCTGGAATGGCTATGTAATCTTCGATGTAATCATCTATGAATAAACCATTCCCACAACAAATTTGAGAGTAGGTAGCTATCTGATGTATATTTCCTAAAGAATGAAATTTAGATTCAGTTTCTTCCCAATCCATCAAATAAGCAACACTCACATTTAAAGCGGTAGCTAATCTATATATAATCTTTTGAGATATTGGTCTTCCCATTTCTATCTTATTTATAGAAACTCTTGAACTATATCCCATTTTTTTAGCTAGCTCTTCTTGGGTTAAACCTAATTCTAATCTTCTTTGTTTAACTTTATCACCAAGTTTCATTAGATGTATTCCTCCTAATCTAAGTATATTCTTTTTGTAATCATAAGTAAACAAAAATATTAAATTTATGTTGACAAATAAGATTACACAAATTATACTTAAGCTGTAATCAAAAATGATTACAATGAGAAAGGGGCGAATAAATGACAAATGTTGAAATGTTAGATTCCAAAATTAAGGAAAGTGGTCTTACAATTACATTCATTGCTGCTAAATTAGGTATCTCTCGCCAAACATTCTATAAAAAGAAAAATGGTGATTGGCCATTTAATCAGTATGAAATAGAAAAACTGTGTAATGTATTGAATATCACTTCTTTAAAAGACAAAGAATCTATTTTTTTTAGCCATTAAGTAATCAAAAATGATTACAAAACTAGAAAGGAGTTGAAGATGCCAGTAACAGTAATACCTAGCAAAGATCCTCCTGAAGTATTCAGGAAAAGACTACAAGATGCGGTTAGAGAATTCTATATCGCAATAGAAAAGGAAAAAGCAGAAAAAGAAAAAGCGCCTCCTGCCGACCAAAGCGATAGCGCTTAATAGTGGATAACCTAAAATATCCACTCCTATTTTAACACAAAGGAGAAGAAATGATAAACGAAAAAGCAAAAGAACAAATTGAAAAACAGTTAGAAAGTTACGACAGAATGTTTGACCAAGTTCAAGATTGCGAAGAAGAGTTTGAACTTGAAGATAAACCTAGTCGAGAACATAAATATTTTCCGCAATTCAAAATCTCATATTGTTTATCACTTGGATCTTTATACAGCATTCAACGTGATGAAGGAGAAAACAAAGCCATGCAGCACGCAGAGGAAAATTTAGAAGATGTAATGCATGACTTAAAAGAAGGACTAAACGCTAAGAATTATAAATATTACTTTGATTGTCTAGGCTTTGCGTGGGCCTGTAAGGATTACAAGGAAGGGGAAGACTGATGGCAACAAGGAAAAAAGAAATAGAGCTAGATGTTCCTAACTTCCAAATTATACCATCAGGAAGATTGCAGAGAATCAATAGAAAAGAAAAGGAACTTAAAGCCTTAGAAGAAAAGCTAAATACAAGAAGAAAATATACAAACGCTTTCTTATTGATGAGTGTCGCATTGATAGCTTTCTTGATTGGGATTTCGGTCAGATTGGTGGTGTCGGCTCTATGACTCAGGCAACGAAATTGCTTGAATACTTAAAAGAACACGGAGCTATCACTGAAAAACAAGCTCTAAGCTATCTAAAGATCAAAAGATTATCTGCAAGAATTCATGATTTAAGAGAATTGGGTTATGAAATCGAAACAGTTTATAAGACAGGTGAGAACGAATACGGAAAACATAGATATGTAGATAAATACAGATTGAAGGGAGAATACAAATGAATGATTACATCTTGATTGCACAGGCAAACAAGGGAATCAAGACAATGAACGTTAAGGGGAATGAATATGCCACTGTAGATGAAAGAGTAAATGCCTACAGAAAAGTCTATCCAAAAGGAACTATAGTAACGGACATTGTTTCTTTAGAAAATGGTGTTGTTGTCATGAAATCCACAGTATATGACGAAGAAAAAAATATATTGGCAACTGGATATGCATCTGAACGAGAAGGATCAAGTTTAGTCAATAAAACAAACTATATCGAAAATTGTGAAACTTCTTCGGTTGGTAGAGCTTTAGGGATGTGCGGATTTGGAATTGATACAGGAATAAGAAGTGCAGAAGAAATTGAAAATGCACTTTTGAAACAAGAACAAGATAACGAAGAATTGAAAGAACTGTCAATTAAATATGTTAATTTGAGAACACGTTTAACAGATTTAGGATGTGATTTCAGAGATCCAAGTACAAATAAATGGATTATTAAAAATGCAAAAGTTCCTACACAAGACAACAGATATCTTAATGCAGCACAGATGCAAAAGCTATTAGATTGCTATTCACAAATGATTGAAAAGAAGGAGAAAGAAATTGTACAAGACCAAGAGGGCGAAAGCAACGGACATACCGAAGAAAGTCAAGGATAAGGTATGGCAACGTGACCATGAAAGATGCATCTATTGTGGATCACGGTGCGCCATGCCAAATGCACACGCTTTGTTATCTCGTGAGCAAGGTGGTCTTGGAGTAGAAAAGAATATTGTCACCCTCTGTATGCACTGTCACAGAATGTACGATCAAGGCTCAAACGAGCAAAAGAAAGCCTATGCTTTAAAAGTAGGAAGGCCAGTTATTGACGACTTTATTAAAGCCTATTTAGAGAGTATCTACGAAGAAATTTCCATAGATGAAATAAAGTATCGTCCGTTATGGCAAACACGCTAGGAGACGTTCTATGAAGGTTATAGGAACGCTAGCTAGTAATGAAACAGATACACAAGGTTCTATTTCATTCTATTTTGATCCATATACTTCAGGACAAAGAAATTTAATTAAATTACAAAAATTGGAAGAAGGAGAAGAATATCTTTTAACAATTGAAAGCAAAAAGGCGGTACGGACACATCGTCAGAATTCGTATTTATGGGCCTTGATTGGCGAGATGTGTAGAAATCCTAATTCACCACGTCACGATGAATGGGAACTGTATTGTTGGCTGCTTGAACAAGCAAAATCAAAATTCATTTATGTTCAAGTGCCGGAAGATGCAGTAGAAAGGCTTAGAAAGTCCGTTAGAGCGTTAGAAGTTCTGAGATATACAAAAGGCCCTAAAGGAAATTTAGCGGTCTGTAGAGTGTTTGAAGGCTCTTCCAAGATGTCAAAAAAAGAAATGATTGTATTGATTGATAAGACGTTAGAAGTAGCCGAAGAACTAGGAATAGATACTACGCTTTACAAGGAGGTTTTACAGTGAATGTTTATTTTGAAATACCGGGAGAACCGGCAGGAAAAGGGAGGCCAAGATTTACAAGAAACGGTCATACCTATACACCAAAAGAAACAGTCAGTTATGAAAATTTAGTGAAGATTTTATTTAGACAAAACTTTCCTCAAGTAATACCTTCTGAGAATCGTTTAAAAGTGGTTATAGATGCGTATTTTACCATCCCTAAGTCCTACTCTAAGAAAAAGAAAAAGCTTGCCTATGATGCTTTAATAAGTCCTACGAAGAAGCCGGATTGTGACAATATAGCAAAGATCATACTGGATGCTTTAAACGGAATTGCATACAAGGATGATAAACAAGTAGTGAAATTACAAGTCAATAAATACTACTCAGAACAGCCTTGTGTGATTGTACAAATTAAGGATTTTTAGGAGGTGATCAAGTGAGAGATAACTTTATATTCTATAGGAGTTTTTATGAAGGCGCAAAAGTTCTTAAAGATAGCGACAGGCTTAAATTATATGAAGCTATTTTCGAATATGCTCTAGATAATACAGAGCCTAAATTGAAAGGATATCCGTTAGGAATGTTTAGCATGGCAAGGCCTCAATTAGATGCTAACAATAAAAGATATCAAGACGGATTAAAAGGTGCAGAACACGGGAAAAAAGGTGGTAGGCCTAAAAAAAATAAATTAAGTGGGGATAATGAAGAAAACCCCATAGGGTTTTTAAACAAAACCCCTAATGAAAATGTAAATGATAATGAAAATGATAATGTTAATGAAAATGTAAATACTTCTGACGAAGAAGCAATCAAATTGGTGCTGGATACAGGAGAGTATTACTCAGTTACAAACGAGCAGATACAGGGTTGGCAACAGTCAGTACCTTTGGTTGATGTGAAGTCTGAGTTAAGAAAGATGCAGCTATGGTTAGAAGGAAACCCTAAAAAGCGTAAAACTACTAAGGGTATTACACGATTCATTACAGGATGGTTGGTTAGAGAGCAGAACTCTAAAGAGCAAAACTCTAAACCTATAACAGGTGTAGAAGATGTACCAGATTGGTATGGAAATACTAAGCAAACAGAGCCTACACCCGAACTGTTAGAAGAAATCGAAAAGATGAAAGAAAGTATGAGGTTATAGAAATGTGGATCAGAAGTCAAAGCGGAGAAAGTTTATTAAATGTAAAAGATTTGTGCATTTATGAGTCAAACTATGAAGAAAAAAAATATCAGTTTAGATGTTTTGGATTTGGAGACGATTATTACATTTTAGGAAATTATTCATCTAAAGAAAAAGCGATGAAAGTATTGGATAAGATCCATAAAACATTACTATCTGATTTAGAAATGAATTTAGATGTATTCCAAATGCCACAGGATAACGAAGTATGAAAGAAAAAGACATTAACAAAATCAAACAAATACAAAAAAGAATTAGGATTGGAGATTGACAATATGAGTAGTAACAAAGCAGATTATTTACGAAAAAAATATCCAAGTGGAACAAAAATTCGTATAGAGCTTATGGAAGGAGAACCACATTATAGCGGAAAAGAAGGCTTTGTTCAATTTGTGGATGATGCTGGTCAAATTCACGGAACATGGGGCGGATGTGCTTTACTTGATTCAGATGATTTTAAAATTATTTCAAAGGATTAAAAAAACAAAAAATGAAAGCAATAAATTTGGAATCGGGTAAAGAATACGAAGTATATTTACCCGATAAATACACAAATCAAGTCATGACTGCCGACTATTGGACGGAGATTGACGGAAAGACATTACTTTTAGTCGAAATAAATGAACCTGTACAGGAAGGTCATGAATACCATTGTTACAGAATCGAAAACAAGATTTATCAAGGTATTTGGACAAACAGTCATGATGAATTGGTACAGATGTACAGAGAAACGAGAGAACAGTTGAGGTTATTTTGACAGAAAATGAATTGATCTTATTCGACAGATTAGAAGTTATACGAAAAACAATCGGTAAATATGGCGAAAGCAATTTCTATGTATCTTTCAGTGGTGGTAAAGACAGTACAGTTTTGCATTATCTGATTGATGAAGCGTTACCAAATAACACAATTCCTAGAGTGTATATAAACACAGGTATTGAATACAATGACATCTTGAAATTTGTTAGAGAAATGAATAATGCAGACGAACGAATTGAAATTGTGAATTCTAACGTGCATATACCTTCAAGGCTTAAAAACAAGTCTTGATAACAAGACATACGATTTAGCACATTTTAAGGGATATTTGACAAAGTAGAAAGGAGAAAAGAGTTACGGCCGTATAAAACTCATGAGTTTCTCCGAGCATATAGCAATGGGATTTTTAGACGAAAATACGAACAAGATACTGTTAGGAAATGCCTATGAATTGATTAAGAAAATACCCGACAAATCAATTGATTGCATTTATACAGATATACCATACCTGTATTTGCAGAACGGGGGGGGGTACAGTGATTTAGCAAAACGAACAATAGTAAAAAGAGAATCTTTAAAAGATATTTCAGACGGAATAGATTTTAGTATCTTATACGATTTTGTTCGAGTGATGAAGAAGATCAATTGCTTTATTTGGTGTAGTAAGTTGCAGATATTAGACATCATGAATTACTTTGCTAAGACTGATATAAATTATGAAATTCTAGTTTGGTGCAAAACAAATCCAATGCCAACCACAAACAACACATGGCTACCCGATATTGAATATTGTTTGTACTTCCGAGAAAAGGGAGTGAAGTTAAATGATGGTTACGACATTAAGCATAAATACTACGTTCAAGAAATAAATAAGTTGGACAAGGATTTATACGGGCATCCAACGATAAAACCTTTGAAAATTGTAAAGAGTCACTTACTACACACAACACAGAAAAACGATATTATTTTAGATCCTTTTTCGGGTAGTGGAACATCTTGTGTAGCAGGAAAAGAAATTGGAAGAAGATTCTTAGGATTTGAATTAGACAAAAATTATTACAAGGTGTCTATTGACCGTTTAAACGGAATTGATAAGAACGGTCAAATGTCAATCTTTACAGATTTTGAAAATGTTTAGGAGGACTTATGAAACACACTAGAGAAGAAATTATTACGGCATTACACATTATCAAAGATACGTGCAATGAAAATGGTTTTGCTTGCGATTCTTGCCCTTTTTACAACGAAGAAGAAAAACTTTGTTGGATTAACGGTGATAGACCCGACCATTGGACTTTTAATGAACAAAAAGAAGTATGGAGAGCCTTTAAATGAGTTACAGAAACATAAGCATAAGCGTTGAATATGACTTAGTTGGCTATATGTTTGATTCGGAACTAAATCAAATGATGAAAGATTTAGTACCAGTCTTAGAAGACCTTGAAAAATGGCAAGAAGGAGATATCGGAGAAGAACAATACAGAGAAACTGTTACTAAATTTAAATCGAAATGGTTTAAACGGAGAAAATGCGACATTGAAGAATTGGTGAATGAAGTATTTGAAAACAAGAAACAAGAACTTTTAAAAGAATTGGAGTATATGGGTGATAAATAATGAGCAAAATATTAGATGTATGTTGTGGCTCAAAAATGTTTTGGTTTGATAAAGAAAATCCACATGTAACTTTTATGGATATTAGGGAATGCGAAGATACTTTGTGTGATGGAAGAAAGTTATCAATCCATCCTGATATTATAGGCGATTTTAGAGATATACCATTTGATGATAATAGCTTTGATTTATTCGTGTTTGATCCTCCGCATTTAATTAGGGCAGGCGAAAATTCATGGTTGGTCAAGAAATATGGAAGATTAGACGAAACGTGGACAAAAGATTTAGCAAAAGGTTTTGATGAATGCATGAGAGTGTTGAAACCAAACGGAACACTTATATTCAAGTGGAATGAAGAACAAATTAAACTTAAAGATGTATTATCTTGTTTTTATCAAAAACCATTATTTGGAAACAAAAGAAGCAAAACGCATTGGTTAGTTTTTATAAAAGAGGTGATTTAAATGTTGACTGAAAAAGAATGCCGAAACGCTTTATCTGATTTAAAAAACCAATTAGAAGATATCTTAGGTGAGGAAAGCGAAAATGTTGAAAGCGTAAATGTATTGAATCAACTAATGGATGAACACTTTGAAAATCCACCACTTAGTCTTAAAGAAGTTGAGCAATGTTGCCACGAAGGTATCCCAGTATGGGATAAAGAAATTGAAGAATATGTGCAAATACATGATGTCTTAAAAGGTGGAGAAAAAGACGCTTTAGTTACTGTTGTGCAATTTTTCTTCGAAGATTATCACGTATACCCTTATTACAAGACCCGCTTTTACAGAAAGGAAGTACAGGAATGAAACGTAGTGAACTAGAAAAATATTTAGGAACAAAAGTAAAAGTAGTATTGCATGACAACGATTCTGTGATTGGAACACTTGGGAAAACAGAAGATGTGAAAGATGATCCAAATTATTATTTAAACCCTAAATATTATTTTGTCAGTCCTAACATTAGACATCTTATTTTTAGGTGTAGTCACGTCAAGAAAGTTGAGGTACAGGAATGACAAACAGAGAATATATTATCGCTCAATTAAGCGGTGAAGATTACATTGATGATAACGGCGTAAGTTATGAATCAATGGTTTGTAATAGTATCGCTTGCCCTTACTTTACGGGAGATGAAAGAGCTTTTTGCCTTTATGAAGATGTTAAAGAAAACGATTATGACACCTGTTTTAAATGTAAAGAAAATTGGTTGAATAGCGAGGTACAGGAATGAATATACAAATAAATGCTAATGATAAAGTTACAAAAAATGAGCTTATGTATATTTACCATAATTTAGAAAGCATAAAGAGAAAATATAAAGAAAGTTGGAAGTATAAATCTCAACAAGATTTCGATAAAAAATATACGTGGCAAAAACCACCACAGTGGAAATACGAACTGAGTGGTATTGGCGGAATTGGTGCGAGAGTTGGGAGAAAGGTAATTATTAAGGGAACTAATGGGACACTGTATTTTTCCTTTAAAGAATTGAAAGAAAATGAAAGAAATTGTGTTTGGATTTAGAGAGGTACAGGAATGAAAATGGAATCATATATCGGTAGACTAATGGATTTATTCCCTAATTCATATATTAACAGACTGAACGAACTTATTCTTTATAGTAGTACAAATTTATATTTTGGTCTAGATGATGTAAATAGTGAACAAGATATTAAGTGCAAATTATTAGAATGGTGTTCAAGAGATACGTATAAAACACAACCATTCAATAATCATGAACATAATTTATATTATCAAGATACGATAAGAAAACGTATAAATTATTATCTAAAGACGGATTTTAGTAGAGAGCAAATGGAACTGATTTATCAGAAACTTGGAAATTCGATAAACCATGATTTGACAATCAAATTTGTTAAGAGTGGTTATGACATGAATGTTTTAAAAAGTGAGGTACAAGAATGAAAGAATTAAAACCATGCCCGTTTTGTGGCGGAAAAATAGAAAAAGTAAATGCACCAATGATGAATACAGTTATGTTTGTGTGCAAGAAATGCGGTGCTGATGTTTGTTTTTATGGAGCAGAACATGAACCAAAAGCAAGTAAAGCATGGAACAGGAGAGCAAATTGACCGACAACATAAATCATCCTACGCATTACACACAAGGCAAATACGAGCCAATTGAAGTAATAGCAGATTGGCATTTGAACTTTAACTTAGGAAATGTGGTTAAGTATATCGCAAGGTATGAGTATAAAGGTAATAAGTTACAGGATTTGAAGAAGGCACAGATGTATTTGAATCACGAGATTGAGAGGTTGGAACAATGAAAGCAAAAGAAATGTTTGAAAGTATGGGGTGGAAACAAACAACAAATGAACCATCTCATATAGCCTATGAAAGGGGATATAGAACGATATATTTTATACGAGATGGTGAATCAGGTATTGTTACATCTTCAGGACATATCAACATGCATGTTCTAAAGGCTATAAATGAGCAGTGTAAAGAAATCGGGTGGATATAATGACCGCAGAACAGATGTTTAAATGCTTAGGATATGAAAAGACAAGCAAAAAAGATAGTGAAAACATCATCTATGAAAAAGTTGAAACTTATTTTTCAGATTTAGATGATAAAGACACAATAAAAAAATCAACATATATACATTACATATCGTTTGATTTAAATTACAACACTGTGAATTCAAGCGTACAAAATCGTGATAGTTTTGATGGTGAACTTGCAGCCCAAATAAATGCGATGGAAATGTTGGCGGTAATTAAACAGTGTAAGGAAATCGGGTGGTTAGATGATTGATGAGAAAACTAAAAAGGAAATGTTAGAGTACGCAGATAGGCTTTATGAACTAGAACAGTTAGACGTTGTTAAAGAATATGTTGATGTCCTGAATAAAGTGGTTCGTTTTGAACAAGAAGAACCGAAAAAGGAATATTACAAATCTTCTAAAAAATACGATTACTATATTAAATATCCATATGAAAGATTTACAGTTATAAAGAATGGCAAATACGGATTTAAAAAATATGGGTTTGTCGCATTTGGTGAAGGCATTGATGGCAGAGGTCAACTATTATTTTGTCTTGGTCTATGCAATAAAACAAAAGAAGAAATGATTGAATATATAGAAAAACACATCATAGATGATAATGAAGAGGTTGAATCATGATTGACGAAAACTTACTAATTAAGAAGCTAGATAAAATTAAAAATAAATTAATAAATTCAAACAAAATAATCGCAAGTAACAAGGGTTACTTTGTCGAAAAAATAATTGAAATTGTCAAAAACGAGCCAAAAGTAGGCGAATGGATACCTGTAGAAGAAAGATTGCCGAAACATTACGGTCAGTATCTGATAACGGCAATCAATGATTGTGGTGGTGTATATATGGATGTATCGTACTATGATAGTCAATACAAATCATTCAGTCCTGACGGAGTAGAGGACGATATTGCAATAGCATGGATGGATTTACCGAAAATGTACGAGGTAAAAGAATGAAAGAATATAACGTGTTAAGAACGATTATGGAACTAAACAGTAAAGGATATGATGTTTATATCACTGAGAGTAATGAAGGAAGGTTTATTGAAGCTTATGGTTGTGAAAATGTCATAACAAAAAAATTAGAAATTCGATCAGGAGGTTTTTATTCAGAAGAATCATATATCTATGCTTTACAAGAAATTATGACTGAAATAAATATAGGAGAAACAGAATGACGAATTTAGAATATTATAAAGATGAACTTAAACGATACATTAAAAAGAATCCAAAATTTTTATCTTTAAAATCGGACGTGATTGGTAAAGCGTTTACATTGTTTTCGCACGAAAGAATAGATATATGGTGTAATGATGAATGGGCAGAGACTGAACATTTTATTGACTGGCTTTTAGAAGAACACAAAGAACCGATAAAACTGAAACAATGGGAATTTGAATTGATTGGATATATTTATAGAACTTCTTCTGTTAAAAAAATGTTTTTCGTACATTATTCGGAATTGAATTATCTAAGAGGAGTAGGGTATTTCAAAGGAATAACAAATGAATATATGACATTAAAAGAAATATTAGAAAATTGCGAGGTAGAATATGAATAAAGTAATAGAACTGTTAATGGAAGAATTAGGTGTAGGAATTTGTGAAGATTTTAGAGTAAAGCCTAGCGTTGCAGGACAAAGCGAATATAAAAGTATCTATCACTTTGATGAATTAGGAGCATTGCGCAGAGATGACGGAATACCAGCAGATTCAGTTTTAGGATTTCTAGCAAGAGGAAGATTAAGCATTGAAAAGGTAAAACCAAAAGGAAGATATATACCTAAATACGGAGAATATTATTGGTGTATCCCCACTTTCGGAGGCATTTCCTGGAAAACATATGAAGATGAATTTGATGAATTTGTAATCAAACATAATTTAGTATTCAGAACTAAAGAAGAAGCAGAAGATTACAGATGGTTCTTAGAACAGGTGGACAAGTACAAGAAAGAGTTTGAAATAGGAAAGCTGAATCACTATTTTTATTACACATTTATAAACAAAAGAATTGGTATTTCATGGGATGATGTTTTTAAGGAATATAAATTTTATTTTGGAAGCACTGAAAACATTCAAGAATTTAGAAACGTTGTAGGAGATGAAAGAATTAAGAAGTATTTTTTCAATCAATATTGAGAGGAGCGTGGGATTAATATATGGCATTAACAGTTAGTGAATCAAAATTAAAACAAGCATTAGAACAACAAAAAAAAGCGTATGAACTAGGAAAGTTCTGTTTGAAGTACAACATAGATAAAGTTGTACTTCATGCATTAGCGCATGATGAGCACATGAAAGAAGAAAAAAGACGTGAAGCTATTGTAGCAGGGAGGTATGAGTAGTGAACTCAGTTAATCTTATAGGAAGACTTTGTAAGGAAGTAGATCTAAGAAAAACACAAAATGGAAAGAGCGTTGTGCAGTTTACTTTAGCAGTCAATCGTATTGCAAAAACGCAAGGACAACCGGATGCAGATTTTATCAACTGTGTTGCTTGGAATAAATCAGCAGACAATATGGCACAGTATTTGCATAAAGGATCGTTAATCGGAGTCACAGGAAACTTGCAAACAAGAAATTATGAAAACAATCAAGGACAAAAAGTTTATGTAACAGAAGTTATTTGTAATAACGTGCAGTTTCTAGAATCAAAGAACGATACCACAAGCCAAAATTCATATGGACAACCAAATACATATGGAACGCAACAAAAGTCCGCTATGGCACCGAAATATGACTATATGCAAGGTGATACTTTAGACATAAATGATTCAGACTTGCCATTTTAGGAGATTTACATGACAGATGAAAAATTTTATGAAGCAAAAAAACTTAAAGAACAATTAAGTGAGTTGCATAGTATGTTAATGGATTTAAAAGGTGCAAACTCAGGGAAGATTGAGTTGAGTCATCAATATGAAAGGTCAAATTTAGATTTATCAGAGGTAACTATTGAAGCTTTTATCAATGGAGTTAAAAAAGCCATTGAAGAAAAGAAAGAAGAATTTGAAAGAATATGATCTATAAAAAAAGATTAAAAAGAAAAGTATATTTCGTAGATGATTCAGAATACGATATTATTTATGCCAATAATGAACCATACGAGATGATATGCACAAATAAGAAATACAAGAAAGTCAGCTTAAAAAAATATGAAAAATAAGATTTTAAAAGTTTTTATAGGAATGATTTTGTACATAATATTTTTCTTCGTTATGTACTCAATTGCAGAATTCTTGGATATAAGCCAAGTAAGGCTAGGAGGTTAATATGAGAGAATTAAAGTTTAATTTAGGAGATAAAGCGGTAGATAACATTACTGGGTTAAAAGGAACGATTACAAGCATTTTGTTTTCTATCACTGGATGCACAAGATATATGTTAGAAACTAGCGATAGCACAGGAAGACCATTAGAATGGTGGCTTGACGAAGATAGGCTTGTAAAACTTTCTTAACTTTGGAGGCATAAAATGAAATACAGAATAATATCAATCAGACCTTTTGGAGATATTGTGGTAGATGAAATAGAAGCAGAATCTATTGAACAGGCACGATATAAGTTTTATATGAATAATCCAAATTCAGATATTACGAAAATTGAAGAAAAAGTTTTAGATCCTAGTAATCCTGAAAGTGAAAGAAAAGTTTTTGAAGAAACACGATGATAGAAGTTTTATTTAAATTATTTTTATTACTGGTATTTGTGGTACTGTTCATCGCTTTAGGAGTTTTACTTCTAGCGGTGACAGTTATCACAATCTACGAAAAGGAGAAAAAATGATAGAAGAATTAGAAAAAGTTTTAAAAGTAGAATTAAAAGGGAAACAAAGAGATTATGTTATAAAAGTTTTAGCAAATGTAATAGCTCAATTTATTTCCATGCAAAGAGGATACGAAAGTTTTCACATGGATCAAGAAAAATTCGCACAAACTTTATTAATGATTCAGGGAGAAAGTTTTTTAGGTGATAACAAAATAAGTTTAAAGAAACAAGAAAGTTTAAACGAAGCTTCTCATTTAATTTCAATCTGTGGAAAGGTTTTTGCAGATAAAGCGGTTATCGAAAAAGTTTTAAAAGAGAACATGAATTAAAATAATTTTTTCAAAAAAAGTTTTTCGCACTAGAAAGGAAGATATGAATCTATACACAGAAACTATGGTTGATGAGTTATGGCATAAGCTAGAATCTTATAAAATTTTGGAGAAGAAAAGAAAAGTTTTTCTCGAAAAAATAAGTTTTTACCAAGAGCAAATAAAAAGCTTTTACACCGCTAAAGGAGTAAGTTTTGACGGAATTCACATTGAAAATCCAACCGGACAAGACAAGATCCTGAACGATATTATATCTAAGCAACAGTCATATGAGGCTCAATATATGTTAAATGAGTGTCATATTAAGGCTTTGGAAACTATCAGGGATCTATGCTGCGAAGAAGTAAAAGAAATGATACAGAAAAAGTTTTTTGAAGGTAAGACGTGGGATTGGATGCAATATGAAGGATTTTACAAAAGTTCTCATGCAATTCGTTATCAGATTAGGAAAGAATTAGCTAAACTAGTTGAGCATTAAAAAAGAGCCTGTGAAGGCTCAAAAGAAAGGAGAGGGTTGCATGAACCCTAATTTGATTATAAAAGTTTTCTTGTCTGAAAAGTTTTCAAACTCAAAAAATGGTAAAATATAAGTGTAAAAAAAGAGCCGTCATGGCTCTTTAACTGGTTTAGAATGGTAACAAATCCAAACATTCTGTTTTAGTAACTTTTCCGTTTTTATAGTAATGAATTACTGATAAGTTTTCATCAGCTACAGCAATTTTTGATTTGGATGTAGCGCTTTTATAAATTACAAATAGATCATTTTCATATCTGATAAAACCTGTATAAATTTGATTTGAAACTAAACTTTTTAGAATCGCTTGTTTTGTATCATATTGGATATATTTATTCAATTCACGCTCTATTTTTACATCCATAACCGGTACAAAATCACGATCCAAAGTTTTTAACTTCATGCGATTTTCTAACGTGTCATAAAAGGAAAAGCCTTTTTTTGAAACTTGGAATCCTTCAAGAACTCTTTCAAAAGTTTTTAAAGTTTCTTCTGATGGTGTATTGCCATCTAAAAATAAAGTTTTGTTCATGCACCTATTCGATGCATGAACTGTAAAGTTTTTGAATTTAATGTTATAACACATAAGTTCCACCTCCGTTGCCTTTTTTACGAAAAACTAAGTCTTCAAACTTTAACAAGTTATATGCCTGTCTTACTGTGATCCTTGAAACGTTGTACATTTCACAAGCTTCACGATCAGATGGCAATTGATCACCGCTAACAAGTTCTTTATTCATGATTTTATTCTTAATGCTTTCGTAAAATTGCATATAAAGTGATTTGTTCATAGTGTGCCTCCTAAGTAGTCAACAAAGTCTTTGTAATCGTATAAAGAATCTAAGCTATCTGAACTAAAAGATTCTAAAGTGTCTGAATCAGGATTATAAGCTATAAATTCATCATCTATAGCATAGTGTTCTGACTCAAAAGCAAGTTCTAAAATCTCTTGCATTTCAAAGTTTTTTAAGCATTTTTGAATACCTTCATTATCGTTTCTATAAATGCTATATTCAGTCATTTTAGAAACTTTAAGCCATTCATTCCATTTATTTACAAGTTCATTCATTTTTGTTCACCTCGATAATATTTTATAATTTGATACATTCCTAAAATTCCGAGTAAAGGAATGAGAAAGTTCATTCCTTTACAAAATTCTAGAATTATAAGATCAATCATGTTAGTTCCTCCTATTCATAATCTGAAAAGCTTCTTTCACCGGTAAACGCATATAATACATCTAATAATGTGTTATCGTTATAACCGTTGATATCGGTTACTATTTGCAACGTTTGTTCGCTAACTCCTAAGGTTTCTAAAATATCCCAATGTCTATTAATTTGTTCCATCTTGTTAATCCTCCTATTTGCCTGTGCTCACCATTTACAAGGACTTGCAACCTTTAATCGGATCTAGAATTGATTAGTTGGTTTACAGGAGAGGCAAAGCCTCTTTTAGCAGTCAACGAATACATCTCTACAGTATTCATCAGCACCACAAGCTACATCTAACTGATAGTTAATTTCTTCAATCACTTCATTAGATTCAACTTGTTCAGATTGACCGGCTTTAAATCCAATAAATCCAGTAAGTACCAATGCTACAATGATCAATGATTTTTTCATTTCCTTTACCTCCTAAAGTCCTAAGTAATCGATCAAGTCTTTGATATAAGACCAATCGCTAAATTGATTTTCTTTAAGTAAATCCTTTGAGATGTAAACTCTCTTTGATTCACCAAGATAAGCGCTTATGCAATCAATGCGCCAACTCTTATTTGTGTGATCGTATATGATGTACTTTGTTCTATGATCAACATCTAATAAACCTTCATAGCTTTCATAAACCTTTTTCATCTTTGTACCTCCTGAAATGTTATGCCATTTCTTTTTACGTCTTCAATATATACCAAACGGTTGACGATGTCAACAAAAAAGTAAACTAAAAGTGACATTTTATTTATTTAATGGTTTTCTGTGTAAAATAAATGGTAAACATGATATAATAAGTATGGAGGACAAGAGGAATGAGAAAGGAACAAATAAAGGGCGCTTTAGCTTTTGCAAACAGTTCACAAGCAGAAGCAGCAGAAGCGTTACAAACAACTAAAGCAAACTTAAATAAAAAAATAATGCGTGAAACATTAACAGATACGGAACTGGAAAAGATAGCGGAATCAATAGGAGCAAAATACAAATGCTATTTTGAGTTTGAGGATGGTACAAAGATATAAAAAAAGACTGATTCAGTGATCAGCCATTTCTTTCAATATCTTCTTCAATTAGATTTAATATATATTTGGTTGCGTTTGGTACGCTATTCAATTTATTTATAACTGCTTCGTTATCTAGCCTTATGCGTAATTCAAAGCGCTTGTAGGTTTGACGTACATAATCATTTATATATTGTTTCTGATTAAAGCTACCGCTTTTCTTTCGTGTCATGGTCACACCTCCTAATTGACAAAAGGGAGATGCGATGTTAATATTAAAATGGTCTTGTGGTTATCAGTTTATGGCTATATATAAGCTGACTAACCCTTTTTTTATGTCAATTTCGAATATAATTCTAATCTTGATTTTTAAGAGCCTTTTCAATAATTTCATAAGCCTCTAACCCTTTCTGATTTTAAGTCTTGCGATTAGTTGGCTTTATGATTTCATCGTTCTCCCTTGTAAGGTTTATTACCTTACGCTTTCATTATATACATTATACAGATAATGTAAATAACAAATCTAAAAACATTTCAAACTTTTTTCTTTTCTTTATTTCATCTAATACAAACACCAACAAACACTCAAGATAAAAGACCTATAGGATAGGGCATACATTCAAATGTTATAACCTTAGATGTTATATCATTCAATAATACATAGATAAGCTATATAAAAACATAGCGAGCTATGAATAAAAAATAAATAGTTAAATGATGCAAACCACGATGGATCAGACAACCAAGCAAGGCCCCCATCGAGAATTTTTTCCCATGCTCTGGGGAACGGCGTGGGGAGTTTTTTTAAACCCGAAATGGTTTTCTAAAAAGGGGTATATACTGATTTTTTATGTTGGTCAAAAAGCAACAAAAAAGCGGCTTTAAAACATATTTATTTTTCATTTTATTTATGCAATTTCTAGTATTATTTAGTGATTTTGAAAATTTTTCACAAATAATCTGTGATATGTTGTATATGCGAAGATAGGAAATCTTCGTGGTTGCTCATGGCTCATCTTGGGAAATGGAGGGAAAACCTCCATTTTTTATATGTGCATACATCAGTTAATTTCATCAGTCACATAAGGTCATTCAGTTTACGGCATCAATATTCTTATCCTCCTCACTGATGTATGCAGATATATGAAATATTATGGAAATCAAGGTGCAAGAAACTACGCTAGGAAATTCTATAGTTCCAAAGCATGGACTGTTAAATCTAAGGCTTACAGAAAGTCACATCCTTTATGTGAAAGATGTTTAAAACGTGGTATATACACAAAATCAACGTGCGTACACCACAAAGAGCATATTTCTAAAGACAATTGTAACGATATGTCTGTTTTGCTAGGAGATGACAATTTGGAAGCATTATGTGATGACTGTCATGCTAAAGAACATTCTAAGCGTACATATTATGAGTTCAACGAAGATGGATCAATGGTGTTAGGAGATGATGATGAGTGAAAAAGGATGAGTATAAAAAAACAATAATTGAAGATATGAAAGCTTTGTGCATCTATCAACCGCAATACGATATATTGATTGATACGTTAGCACAAACTTGTGAATTCAGAGATAAGAACATGGAAGAATGGAAAAAAGCCGGAGGGCAAATGGTTATACCATATACAAACAAAGGCGGTGCTACCAATCCATTAAAGACACCATATTACATGAACAACCTACAGTTCAATGAACAGATTTTGAAATACTGTAAAGAATTATGTATCAGTCCTTCAGGGATGAACAAGCTAGGTCATCCTAATGATGAAGGAAAAGACGATTTCGAGGAATTTATGGATGAAATATCTTGATCTTTACAAGAGAGAGATAGCAGAAGGACACGCAGTCATAGGAAAATGGATGAAGCTTAATATTGAATTCATTGAAAATGGATTAAATGAAAAGAAGTTCTTCTATGACGAAAAGAAAGCAGATAAAGCGATATTGTTTATTGAGAGGTTTTGCCACCACGTTGAGGGTAAGACCTCTTTAATTGTATTAGAACCGTGGCAGAAATACTTCTTGGCCTGTGTCTTTGGTATTGTAAACGATAAAGGCAAAAGACAGTTTCGAGAAGTTGTATTAGTTATGGGAAGAAAGCAAGGTAAGTCTATATTAGCAGCAGCCATACAGGTTAAATTTGCTTTTACGGAAAAGGATGCCGGTATGCAGATTTACAACCTTGCTCCTAAGTTGGAACAAGCAAACATTATCTTTAGCGTGGCAACCAACATGATTGAATCGGTCAAAAGCTTGTACAAGCGTACACGCAAACGAAGAACAGATATGTACTTTCCTTTATGGAACGCTAAAATGAAGCCTATTGCTTTCAATAGTAAGAAATCAGATGGTTTTAACCCTAGTATGGTTACATTCGATGAGTTTGCAGCATGGGAAGGTGATAAGGGAATCGCCATGTATGATGTTATGCTTTCTGCTGAGGGCGCAAGAGATGAACCTTTGAACTTAGCATGTAGTACAGCAAACTACATTGATGATGGTTTGTATGATGAACTTATGGCTCGTTCTACTTCTGTTTTGTTGGGTACATCCAATGAAACAAAGTTACTTCCATTTATCTATATGATCGATGATGAAAAGAAATGGAACGACTTAACGGAACTTCAAAAAGCCATGCCAAATCTAGGTGTGAGCGTGTCATACGACTTCATACAAGAGGAAATTCGCAAAGCGGAATCTTCTCATTCCTACAAGCTAGAATTCCTTACAAAATACTGTAATCTAAAGCAGAATACTATTTCCGCATGGCTCAGTCAATCAGAAATCAAACGTACTTTATGCGATAAATTAAATCCTGAAGATTTTAGAAGAACCTTTGGTGTTGGCGGTATCGACTTGTCGCAGACAACCGACTTGACCGCTGCATCGATAGTAGTAAAACGTGATGGAATCGATTATGTATTCTGTCATTTTTTTATGCCTGCTAACAAGGTAGATGAGTTAGCACAACGTGACAATATCCGATATAGAAACTTCATTGAATTAGGTTACTTGAGTTTAAGCGGTCAGAATTTTGTTGACTATCACGATGTCATGAACTGGTTCTTAATGATGAAGAAAGAATATCAGATTTATTGTTGTGTAATCGGATATGACCGCTATTCATCTCAGTATCTAGTAGACGAAATGGAGAAGAAAGGATTCTTAATGGATGATGTCATTCAGGGAACGAACTTAACTCCTATCATCGATGAGTTTGGTGGACTACTGAGAGATGGTTTAGTAAAGACCGGTACAAACGGATTGCTACAAAGCCATTTTGCTTCCGTAGCGCTTAAAAAGGCTTATAACGATAATCGAGTAAGGCCTGAAAAAGTAGATCCTAAAAAACACATTGACGGTTTCGTTTCGGTGATTGATGCGTTTACAGTACGTCAGAAATATTATGAAAAGTTCAAGTATCGTTTAGAAAATAGGAGGTGATGCAGATGGGATTGTTTGATTTTTTATTCGGAAAGAAAAGACCAAAAGCGGATATGAAGCCAATCTTTTTCCCTCTAAGTGGTTATTCTCCTGTTTATACATCGACAGATGGAGCAATATATGAACTTGCATTATGCAAAGCAGTTATCCATAGGATAGCTTCTGAGAGTTCTAAGGGAAAGCCGGCTTTAACAAAGCAAAATAAAAAGATTGAATTTATCGTTTCTAAAGATCCAAACGAATTCATGACAACAAGCCAATTCTTTTATAGGTTAGCTACGATATACGAAATAGAAAACAATGCATTTATTGTGCCAATTGAAAATGAGTTTGGACATATTACAGGTATATATCCTGTATGTCCTAGCCAAGCAGTCATGAAAGAATTAAATGGTGTTGTTTATATCGTATATACATTTGCAGATGGTCATGAAAAAGCCATTGAATATAACCGATGCGGTCATTTAAAGAAAATGCAATATAAAAATGACTTCTTCGGTGATTCAAACCGTGCGTTTAATCCTACAGCAGATTTGGTAAAAGCGCAGGAAACAGGAACGCAACAAGCTATCCAAAATGGCTCGAATCTACGATTTATAGGGAAGTTAAATTCTGAAATCGTGGATGAAGAAGACATGAAAGAGCAACAACAAGCTATATCAACAATGAACCTCAGTGGAAATAACACTGGGGTTTTCTTGTATGACAACCGCTTTGAAAGCATGGAACAAATCAAAGCACAAGCGGTTTTATTGGATGCAGATCAAAAGAAAGCCATTGAGAACTCAGTATTCAACTATTGGGGAGTGAATGAGCACATTCTACAGAACAACTACGATGAAAATGAATGGAACGCTTTTTATGAATCAAAAGTAGAAGCGTTCTTTATTCAAGCCGGAGAAGTTCTAACAAGAATGTTTTACTCACGTGATCAACGAGAAAGAGGAAACGAGATTCTTTTAACTTCTGATCGATTACAGTACGCATCGAACACAACAAAAATCCAAGTTGCCAAAGAGTATTTTGACCGAGGATTGATTACTACTAATCAAGCTTTGTCAATTTTAAATATGCCACCAGTCGAGGATGGAGATAAACGCTACATCCGTGCAGAATATCTGAACATTACCGACAACGTGGGAAAGGGGGTGACGGACGGTGCCACAGGAAATGCAAACAAGAATGATGACAATGGAAGTGGAGAAGACGGAGGACAGTAATTATACAGTCCGAGGCTATGCCACAACGTTTAATCCTTATGTGTTGTTTGAAGATGAAAACGGAAAAGTCTATGAACAAATCCACAGAGAAGCTTTCAAAAACGCAAAGATGAACGATGTCATCATGCAGTATGACCATAACGGAACGATTTTCGCTAGACAGTCTAACGGTACTTTGGAATTAAGTATTGATGAACATGGTTTGTTTATTAAAGCGGATTTATCAAAAACAGAATCATCTAGACAGTTATATGAGCAAATAAAGACCGGTATGATCACAAAAATGTCATGGGCCTTTTTCATTGCCCCTGAAGGTCGAACCTATGACCGAAATACAAGAACAATCCATATCAACAATGTCCGTGAGGTGTTGGACGTAAGTGCGGTATCTAGACCGGCTAACGATTCCACAGAGATTTCCGCACGGTCTTTTTTGAATGGATTGAAAGAACAAGACCAAGAAGCCAAAGAGCTAAAAAGAAAGAAATTAAATCTGTTATTAAAATTAGGAGGTTAGTTATGAACATCGAAGAAATGACTTTAGAACAGATTGCTACACGTAAAGCAGAAATCAAAGAACTTTCCAAGAGAGATGATGCAGATATTGATGCATTGTCTGAGGAAGTTGATAAACTGAACGAACGTGAAGCACAATTGAAAGCCGATAAGAAAAAGGCAGAAAAACGAGCAAACCTACAGAATATGGTTATTGAAGGAGCCGGTAATGACGTTAAACCTAACGAAACAAATTTAGATTCTATGGAATACCGTACTGCTTTCATGAATTATGTTGTAAAAGGTACTCGTTCTGATTTATTGAAGTATGTACAGCGTGATGATGCGGCAGGACAGTCCGGTGATCTAGGAGTAATGATTCCTCAGACAGTTGTTCAGAAAATCATCAAAGACTTAGAAAAGGTATATGGTCAGTTATATTCTCGTGTACGCAAAACAAACATTCAGGGTGGTGTGAAGTACCCTATCGGTTCTTTCTCCGCTACGTTTACACGTATCACTGAAACAACAAAATCAGATCGTCAGAAAGGCGGTTCTATCACAGGTTCCGTTACTTTTGAATACAAGATTGGTGAGATTCGTTTAGCACGTACAATCTTACAGTCTGTATTGAGCGTACCGGCATTTGAAGCCGAATTGGCTAAGGTTATCGTTCAGGCTTATGTCAAAGCTATGGATCATGAAATCATGTTAGGTAACGAAGAAAGTAATGAAATGCAAGGTATCTTGACGGAAGCTAATAAATCCGGTGGCCGAATCCCTAAAGCAAACATCATTGAATTCACTGCGGAAGAAGTCGCCGATTGGAAACAATGGCAGAAAAAATTGTTTGCTGAGATTCCTCTGAGCATGAGAGGTTTAAGACCTGAATTTGTTATGACACCGGGTACTTGGGAAGCAAACATCAAGACATTGGCAGACGATAACAACCGCCCTGTTTATATGGAAACATTCAACCCTGTTGATGGTGCTGAGATTGCACGCTTCAAAGGACGTGACGTTGTATTCGTTGAAGAAGATATTTTGAAAAACTTTGATGATGCCGCAACCGGTGAATACTTTGCTATGTTGTGGGTACCGGAAGAAGCTTATGCAATCAATACAAACTTGGAATTTAGCGTGACACGTTATATGGATCATGAAGCCAATCAGATGGTAACTAAGGCATTGGTTATCAATGATGGTAAACCGTTAGATACGAAGTATATCTATTTGTTAAAAAAAAAGGTAGTGTAAGCGAAGGAGCTATCGAAGATAACGCAAACATCGCAAGTAATCTATCGTCTGTAGAACCTACAACCGATTGTTATGGGAAACAAACTAGTGAACTAGGAACTGTATCATTTGAAAATGGTATGTTGACAGGTACGTTAAAAAAGGTAACTGGATACACCGGTTTCAATGATAGTAACGTATCAGAACAGAGCGGATACTATTTGCCATTCCTTTATGATGGCGAACAGGAAGCTAAGATGTATGTAAAGAGTTCTACTAAGCAAGCGGTTATTGATAAAGCACCAACAGTCAATGTGGCTTTCTTAGGAGCTACAAAAACCACTGCACAGAAAGCCATTTTAAGCATTGTTGTTGGCGATCAGACAACCAAAGTCAATATGAATGGAATCACGTTTGAGTAGGTGATTTTCTATGGATAAAATCTTAGAAAAAGTAAAAGTAGCCTTACGAATTAAAAATTCAACTGCTTACGATGATGAAATTGAAACTTATATCAGAGCCTGTTTATATGATTTAGACAGGCTCAATATTGTTTATGAACCGGATGACCCTGAGGATGAGATTATAACGTGCATTATTTGTTACGTAAAATCGAAATTTGGTTCAGGCAATGAATCGTATAAGGAATCAATGAAAGCAGCGTACAGGGATTTAAGGATGGCTATTTTCTTAGATAAAAGTCATAGGTGGTAAATTATGGCATATGAATACACAAGAGAAAATGACCTGTACGAAAGTACGTGTTTTTTGATTGGAAAAGAAACTGAGATTGATGAAAACGGTGTTGTACAAGATGGAAAAGAAACAGAAACCGAAGTGTTTTGTAAGGTTGGCGGTGTATATGAAAAAGAATTTTTCGATGCTTACCAATCCGGTATCAAAGCACAGTTTAAACTAGTCATATTTAAAGATGATTATCATGGTGAGTTGTTAGTCCGTTTTGAAGATACGATATACAGTGTTTATCGAAAGTATCCATCGGGTGATGATATTGAATTGTACTTGAGAGAGGATGTTGGAGAATGGGATTAAGACAAGAAATTGTAAATCAAATGTCATCTATATTAGGTGCAAAGAAATTCATTTATGGCGGTTACAAATCGAAACCGACCTTACCTTATGGGAATTACGCAAGACAGGAATCAACAAACGTATTTGCAGACAATAAAACCTATCAAAAAATCAATGTTTATATCCTTAGAGTTGTTACCGATTCTAAGGATTTTTCATTAGAGGAAAAAGTCGAAAATATGTTTGATTCATTGGATATACCGTATGAAGTCATAACAGACGAAGATATTAAGTCCGAAAAAGCTTACTGCGTAGAATGGATGTTTTCACTATGCGAATAGGAAATACAGATAACGTTGTAGTCAGTATGGAAGAACTACCGGAAGCGATACAAGCCATACTAGAAGAATTCTCCACAGAAACACGTATGAATGTGTCTGAGGCTGTATCGGAAGTCGGTAAAGAATCACGAAGGATTATTTCTCAAGAAGCTCCTCAAGGGCGAAGAAAGAAATATTATAAATCCATGCGAACACGAACCGAAGAAGAAGCTTTTGGACGAACCGTGACAATCTTTGCAGCAAACCATGAATATTCCTTAACCCACCTATTAGAAAAAGGTCACAAGTTATGGAATAGACCAAGCAGACCTACAAGAGCGTTCAAGCACTGGAAAACCGGTGAACAACACGCTATTGATGAGCTACCAAAACGAATTATGAATAAAATAGGAGGCTAAACATGGCAGATACTAACAAGGTACGTTATGGCTTTAAAAACGTATATTATTCTGTTTTGACCGAAACAGAAGGAGAAGTAACATTTGCTACACCTAAGGCTTGGAAAGGTGCTAAATCTTTAACTTTAGATCCTGAAGGTGATACACAAACATTCTATGCTGATGATATGGCATACTTCACACAGTCCACAAACAACGGATATTCAGGAACATTGGAAATGGCTTATTTGCCGGATGATGTTTTAAAAGATATCTTTGGATACTTTGAAACAAATGATGGAATGTTGGCTGAAGATGCGAATGTAGCGCCAAAATCTGTAGCATTATTGTGTGAATTCAACGGAGATCAAAAAGCAGTACGTCACGTATTCTATAAGATTGTATTTGGTCGTCCGGGAACAGAAGCTAACACACAGGAAGACACGATTGAACCGGATACACAGTCTATTGATATTACTTGTGTTCCAATTGCCGATGGTGAACATAACTGGATCAAAGCTAAATGTCCATCTACTTCTGCGAAGTATGCGACATTCTTTGAAACCGCACCAAAATTACCTGTACCACAGGAAGAAGCATAAGAGAGGATTTTCCTCTCTTATCTTTTTTTAGGAGGATTAAATGATTTCAAAAATTACCATAGATGGAAAAGAGTATAAGACAACTTTAAAGGGTGTTACTGCTCGTTTATATCGAGAGCAATTCAGATCAGATTTATTAGTTGACATGAACAACGCACAAAAAAATCTAGTGCAAGCAATTGCGGAAAACATGGAATCAAAAAAGTTCGCACAAGGTGAAATTGGAGATTTGATGTTAAGTGCAATTGGAGAAACGTTCCTAACACAATTGGCATGGGCCTGTATTGCAGGTGAACTATTATTGACGAATAAACCAGTTCCAACTTATGTAGCACTTACTGACAATATTGAAGATTACGTTGGATTTATTCAACAGTGTTGTTTGCTTTATGATTCTGCTATTTTCTCATCTCAACCTACTGTTGAATCGGAAGATACAGAAGAACCGAAAAAAAAAGTGAAACGAACTTCGCAAAAATCGTTATCGCAAGTATAAATTGTGGATTAACAATGGACGAAATTGACCGAAGCGATATCGGTTTTTTATTTGATTTAATCACAACGAAAAACAATATATATCTTGAACAGATAAAGAAAAAAGAAAGCGACAAAAAACCAAAAGTAAAAGTAAGATGGGCCACTCAAGAAGATTTTGACAGATTATAAGGAGGTGTCAAATGTCCTATAACATAAAAGGTATCACAGTAAAGATTAACGGTGATGCTTCAAACCTCCAAAGAGAAATCAACAAAATTAAAGCAGAAACATCCGGCTTAGATAAGCAGATGTCAACGCTTAAAAAGTCCATGAAAGGACTTGATGGAAAAGACTTTAAGTCAATGGCACAGTATCAACAACTTGTGTCAACAAAGATGCAAAGTCTAACCAAACAGGCAAACCAATATCAAAAGACATTGGATGCCATGCCTAAATCTTATGGCGCATGGAACAAACAAATCTCTACTTTGACTGCTCGAAATAAAGAACTTGAAACCAATATCAAAAATGGTACAGGTTCTATTATTGGTCAAACGCAAGAATTAAAGTCCAATCAGGCGGTATTAAAGAGTTTAGGTACGGATTGGGATGCTTACGATCAAAAGTTACAAGCAACTAGAACAAGCTTATTAACTACACAAAACAATCTCAAAGCATTAGGGAATGAATTTCTAACGACTAATTCCAATGTATTACAAGCTGTTACTAGTTTAGATAATGCATCGGTAGCGTTAGATAAATTTTCTAATTCTACAAAGTATATTTCATTGGGAAGTGCGGCCGCTATTGCCGGTGCAACAATGGCTGCTATTTCCTTTGAAGATGCATGGACAGGTGTATTGAAGACTACCGAAGGTACACCGGCACAGTTAGAAGCTATCAACAACGGTATTAAAGAGTTAGCTACATCAACTTCCAGTTCATATGAGAGTATCGCTCACTATGCAGAATTAGCAGGACAATTAGGTGTCGCTACAGATGCCATCGTAGGATTTACCGAAACTGTAACCATGTTAGGAGATACAACAAACTTAGTTGGTGATGCAGCAGCGCAACAAATTGCTAAATTTGCCAATATCATGATCGGTACAGAAGGACAAACAAACGAGTATTTCTCACGATTAGGTTCTTCTGTCGTTGATTTAGGTAACAACTTTGCTACAACCGAAGCAGACATTATGAATATGTCAATGCGTTTAGCTACCGCAGGACGTCAAGTTGGATTTACTTCTCAAGACGTATTGGGTTTAGCGACTGCATTAAGTTCTGTTGGTATCGAGGCGGCCGCCGGTGGTGGTTCTATGTCCAAAATGTTAAAGAACGTAGAATACGCAGTGGCTACAAACTCTGAAGCTTTACAGGCATTTGCCGATGTATCGGGAATGAGCGCAGAGCAATTCATCCAATTATGGGGCGAAGATGCTCCTACTGCATTTGGTAAATTGTTAGAAGGTATCAGAAAATCAGAAAACATAACCAAGACATTGGATGACTTAGGAATTACAGAAGTTCGTATGTCTAATGCGATGGGGGCATTGGCACAGAATACTGATTTGTACTGGAACGCAATTAGTAAAGCTAACAGTGCTTTTGAGCAAAACCATGCTATGGCGGCAGAAGCCGAGAAACGATATGGAACATTAAAATCTACTTTAGTTCAGACATGGGAAGCTATTAAACAGGCGGCTGATGAGTTAGGACAGTCCTTTGCTCCTAAATTAGAAGCAGTTGCTAATGTCATTAAAGATGTAGTTGAGTGGTTTACGAACTTAGACGATTCTGCAAAAGACATGATAGCTAACTTATTGCTTGTCGGTGCTGCACTTAGTCCAACTAGTAAAGCTTTAAGCAAATTATCAAAAGGCGGTAGTGGACTAATTCAATTCTTTACAAAAGGTAGAGTTAGTATAGCTGATTTTGCAAAGAGCGCCGGATTATTAAGTAAAGAATCTGATGTAGCCTCCATGAGCATAACAGGCTTAGCTAAATCGGCTGCAAAGTCAGGTGCTCCTATGGCTACACTGTCAAAAGGCGCAAGTTCATTATTGGCATCAATAGGGCCATTAGCGGTAGGTTTAGGTGGTACATCCGTAGCATTAGGTGCTGTATCTGTTGCCTTGTACACTGCAATTTCAAGGTCTGAACAAGCCAAAGATGCGTTTGATGAACAACTAGCATCAGAAGATGCAATGTATGCCACTACATTGAAATTGATTGAGGGAATGGACGAATATAATCAATCCATTCAAAACCATTTAGACACTGCGGATGACTATTTAAGTTCATTCAAAGAACAGTCAAAAGAAGCAGATATGTTGGTTGATCGAATAGGTCAGTTGACTTCTCAAGAACAGCTGAACGGAATTCAGAAAGAATTACTGTTAGAATCAATCGACAAATTGAATCAAATTTACCCTGAACTTGGACTTTACTACGATGAAAATTCAGGTAAGTTACGAGATAACACAGGAAATATATATGACAATAATGATGCTTTAAAGAAACGAATCTCTACACTTCAAGAAGAAGCAAAAGCGGAAGCCTATGCAAATGCTATCAAGGAAACTACACAAGCTTTAATCGAACAACAACTTCAATATGAACAAACTTCTGCAAGTATTGAAGATACTCGAAAAAAGATGAAAGAATTGTGGGATCAATCTAACAATGGCGAAAACTTAGACTTCTCACAATGGGATGCATTACAAGAAAAAATCCAAGAACTCATGCCTGAATACGAAGGCATGTTAGAGAAGATCAAAGAAACTCAAACCGAGTTGATGAACTCTGCCAATAAATTTGAAACGGGCGGATTAGAAGTAATTGGTGAATCTTTAAAAAATACATTCCAAACAACCGCAGATTCTTTCACGCAGTTAGGTATTCAAATCCCACAGAATATTAAAGATGGAATCATGGCCGGTTCTTATAGTTATAGAGAAGCAAGTCAATTTACTGCTAGTATGTTGACCTTCCAAGAGGCTATGAACAATGGTATGTGGGCCGGTCAAGCTATACCGACTAATTTAGTAAATGGATTGATTGCCGGTGCACCTAGTATTCAAGCTGCAACAATGTATATTGATAACTTAATGAAGTTCAGTAATGCGTTAGTTAATGCCGGATATACAGGTGGTCAAATTCCGCAAGAAATCGCACAGGCGGTAGCAAGTGGTCAGATGTCTGTTAGTGATGCTACTAATGTCATGATGTCAGGTAGTGACGAGAAGATACAGGAAGCAATCACTAAATTAAAACAAGATGCTAGTAAAGGAAGTAAAGAAACTGGAGATGCAATGGGCGATGGTAAATCCAATGCAGCAACCGCCGCAGGTGGATTAGGGAAATCCGGACGTGATGCATTTACTCCTTATATGAGCGATATGAAAAAATCCGCATCGGATATGAAGTCTAGCGTTATGGCTGATATAGATGCGGCCACAAAATATGCTAAAGAACATCCGATTGTTGTAGAAAGAAAAACAGTCAATACAGAGGAAAGTGGAGAAAGAAGCGCATCGGCTGTATTGAAAATGGCAAGTTTCAATCCGTTCAATAGTTTCAATATGAGAGATGATATGTTCATCCCTAGTATTCAAGATCCATCTACATATCAAAGCGTATTAAGCCAAGCTATGCAAAGAACAAGGATTATATCAAATGAATCAGGAATAATAAGCCAATTATCTTCTAAGTTAGATAGTTTCATAAGCGCTTTTAAAAACGCTCAATTTGTTGTAACGATGAACCCTATTGAGTTAGATGGTGATGTTTTAACCGATAAGGTTACACAAATCATGACAATTAGAGAAATGCTAGATAATTTTGGAAAGGGTGGTGGATAATGTTTGCTTTTAAATTCAACAAGACAAATAGTAATCCAGTGCTTGTAAAAGAATTATTTAGATTGTTCAAGGTATCTACTAGGCCGGCTATTCCTCCGGCCGAAGAAATTGTAAATGAAATATCACTAGGAAATGGTACTAAATTGTATGAACATACAGGCATCTATTCAGACAGAAAAATAGAATTGAACTGCAATTTTGTATCTGAGAATAAAAACAATTGGATTGATTATCTAAGTGAAATTCAAAGAGCACTTTTAGGAGATACCGGAACATTAGAATTGACGGATGATGAATCGCATTATTGGAATGTCAAAAGTGTAACGATAGACAGTATCGATAGAATTATCGGTAAATGTGGTGAGTTTGATATCACTTTTGTGTGTGAGCCATACAGATATCTAAAGGCTTATACTACTCCTTTGCAATTCGATATTTCAACATCAGGAAAGACCGTTGAAATATATAACGATAAGGAAGGAACAAAACCAATGTTTAGATTTTTCAAGAATACGGATGAAGATGTAACAATATCGATTGTAAAGGAAGATAAGTTGTTTGAAATCAGTCATGCATTCCAAGATTGGATAACAAGCAAAGATGTAACTTACATTGATTTAGACGTAGAGAATATGCAACTTGTTAAACACTTTGAAGATGGAACATATGATTATTTTGACGATGACGTAAGTGGTGCTTATGCAGATGTCCAAATTGATCAAGGAGTAAACCAATATAGAATTACAACATCAAACGACACAATAAAAACATATTTATATAGAAGGATGAGAGAGCTATGAAACAGATTGGAGTATTTCTTCATCCTGAAAGATCCACTAACGACTATATGCTATCAAGCAATGGTACGGTTATCTTTCATCCTTTGTCGGCTTATGTTGAATTCAAACGGAACTCTATTTGGTATTTAAAGATTGAATTTCCTATAGCGGATTTACACGGAAAAGAACTACCGAATGAAGCTATTTTTAAAGTTGATTTGACGTATGCGAAAAATCAATTCTTTAGAATGATTTATAAAGAAATTGATAGGAAAAAGAATACATATACTTGTTATTGTAACCACGTTTTCTTTGATTCCCAAAAGGAAGTTATTGTATTTGACAAGCGTTCCATAAATACAAATTGGAGTGGTGCTATAAATACAGCAAACACAATCATAAGTGAGTGTTCTCCTAAAAACCCATACCACGTATATGGAGAAATAAACGGACAAATAACAACTGCTTATTGGGAAGACTATAATCTTATTCAATGCTTATTTGGAACAGAAGACAATACCTTGATCAATAGATGGGAAGATGATGTTAAACAATATCACCCAACCGCTATGTTTGATAATTTCAGTTGTTATTTTGGAGATGGAACAAAATATCCTGAATCGATGAAACCAAGAAATATTTACTTTTCCACATCATCAGAGATAGAAGATGATTCCTTAACGGAAACAATGGAAAATACTGTTACAGGTATCATTCCTAAAGCATATAACGGATATATGTTGCCTAATCATGAAATAGTAAAAAGCTCTAAATATGACCAATACAAAATACATCGTATTGAGTTTAGAAAATATGATGATATCAAACTAAAGGAAGATGCTTCCGAAGACGAAAAAGACACGGCATATGACACGATGGATCAAGTCTATACAGCTTTGAGAGAAGCAGCAAACAAAGACCTTGCATTAGAAGATGTACCGGAAAAGACATATAAATTAAAACCTGTTGATTTGCCACAATATAAAAACCAAAGAAAAATCATTAAGCCAAATGATTACATTGTATTAGTGGACGAAAAAACAGGTGTGTCTGAAACAAAATTTTATATTGAATCATACAAATTTGACTTGATAAAAGAAACAACCGATTCCATTGAGGTATCTGAATTGAGGTGATGATATGGCTACTATTTTTTCAAGATTGAATATAAGCTTAACAGACCAACCTATTACACCAGAGTTATCAATGGTTCAATATGACAGTGGCCGAGGCTTAGATATTATGTTGACAAACGATGTAATACCGGATGATCCAGGAGAAGAAAGCCAAACATTGAGTGCTAACTTATATGCAGTTAAGCCTAGTGGTATGGAATTAGTGATTCCTTCTTTGTCTGTCATTCATTACGCTACGTCAGGATCATACGAAGTTAAATTTGCAAGCCAAGAACATTTCTTGAGTTTGCTAAATGAAGTTGGAACGGTGGAATGCCAAGTTGCCTTGAGAGATTCCGCAGATATCGTTACAACTTTTTCTTTTTACATTCATGTAATGAAGAACTTATCAAGAGATATTGCAGAAGAAGCACAAATGATAGGCCGTGTATCAGCTTTAGAATTACAGGCTAAATCATTGATTAGTGGTGATGCAGATGCAATGGCAGAACTCCCAACAAGTGAATTAAGCACTGATGGAAAAACACTAGAAGAAAGAATAACGGATTTAGAAACTGAAATAAGAACGTATTTGTCCGGTGATACGGACATCATGATTGAGGTGAGCTGATGAGAACTGTATATGTATCGTTAGATAAAACGCATAGTTTCAACATCGGTCATCAATACGAGCACAAAGCAACACTAGTTAAGTTCATGAATCTAGACTATCAGGGTAGTTTATATATTCGATTAGAAATAAACGATTATAAAAACATGGTTCCTTTAACTGCTGATTCATTCTTGGTTGGAAAGCCTCTAACGTTCCATTCAGGAACTGTAAAAGGGCAGTTATATTCAATGACTGCTGATGGCGATTATGAACAGTTGTCTAAGGTATTTAATATGATTATCGATGAATCTATTGGATATCAAGACCCTTCTGAATATCCTGTTGATCCAAATGTTGAGTTAATTTATGAAGAACTTAAAACGCTAAAGAGTGAATGTACTACTGCAAGAGATCAATGTGAAACTGCATACCAACAATGCAATCAAGTTACTAATGCTTGTGCTAGTGCAACTCAGTTATGCAATGAAGCAGTTAATAACATTGGAGGTTCTATTTCTAATGCTAATGCTGCCACGCAATCTTGTAATCAGGCTACTGCAACAGCAAATCAAAAGATACAGGAAATGAATGATATATTGGACAGTTTTAGTGGTTTTGACATAGGTAACTTATCACAGCAAATTAGTGAATTTCAACAAACATTAAATCAATTGCAAAATGATTTAGAGTCTATGTCAAATGGATCTGAAGAAGTAATGGTAGAACAATAG